CGCCCGATAGATGCCCCGCACATTACGGATCGACAAATCCACAAAACCCTGTGTAATGAAGTCCTGATCCCGTTGTATTCCCCTTCTATGATCTATGACAACGGCGCAAGCCAAAAGGGAAAGGGCCTTCATTGGCAGTTCAAACGGATCAAACAACAGCTTGGATGGCATTACCGGCGCTATGGCCGGGAAGGTGCTGTGTTGCTGTTGGATTTGAAAGGGTTCTTTCCAAACGCTTCCCACGCCCTGTTATATCAGCGGCACCGGGAATTGATTTTGAATCCTGAACTTCAAAACTTGGCTGATACTGTAATCCGGTATTCCCCATGCCCGACACCGGGCCGGGGGATGCCTTTGGGCGTGGAGCCTTCCCAACAGGAAATGGTGGCGTTACCAAGTAAAATTGACCAATGGATCAAGTGTCAGGCCCGTGTTCATTGCGCCGGTCATTACATGGATGATTACTATGCGTTCTTCCCCACGGTGGATGAAGCAAAGCTGATGGGCCATGAAATTGTACGGCGTTTTGAAGCCGCTGGAATCAAAGTGAACAAGCGTAAATGTAAGGTGATCCCGCTTACAAAGCCATTCCGGTTCTGTAAAGCACGGTTCACCCTTACCGAAACCGGCAAGATCAAGGTGAATGGAAGCCGGGATGGAGTGAAACGGGCAAGGCGAAAGCTGAAGCTGTTTCACAAAGAGTTCAAAGAGGGAAAACGATCCTTCTTTGACATAGAACAATACATGGAGTGCCAAAGCGCCTATTACCGGAACTTCAACGATCATGGACGGTTGTTAAGGTCGCGGCGGCTTTACCATGCAATCTTTTTCGGAGGTGGACAATGTTTAGAATCATCAAAGCCGGGGCCGGTATCGGCCTGACCGAGAACCTGAACTACATCAAAAAAGCCGAAAATGGTTGTTACATCCTTTGCCCGGAGCCTGACGCTTCGGGCATTGTTTTTGAGGGTGTAGCTTACCATTTGTTGGGCCGTGCCGCCATGGACGAACTGGAAACGGTGAGTTTGGAACAGACGGACGCAGGAAGCGAGATCACCAAGGCCACGGAAGCCGGTGGAATCGTCTTTGTAACCTTGGCGGAAGCCGGGAGCATTGACGCTGAAACGGCGGCGGAACACGCTGATTTGTTCGCTGAATGGGCTTTCCCTGTTGGCTACACGGTGGGGCAGATTCGCCGGTATAACGGAACCCTTTACAAGTGCGTTCAGGCCCATACTTCCCAAGCGGATTGGACACCGGACACGGCTTCCAGTCTGTGGAGCAAAACGAGTGATCCCGCTGAAGAATGGCCCGAATGGAGCCAACCGGTGGGAGCGCATGACGCTTATTCCAAGGGGGCAAAGGTGAGCCATAAGGAAAAGCACTGGATTTCCACGGTGGATTCCAATGTGTGGGAACCCGGTGTATATGGTTGGGAGGAATCGGCTTAATGGAGTATAAAATCTATATTTGCCGCAAACGGGCCAAATTCAAAGCAATTTGCGGACAAGTGAACATTCGGTATGGAACCATCCTGAATTGTCAGGGTGGTTTTTTGATTCTGAATGATCTTCCGGTGTGTTCCGTAACCAGCCAAAACGCCTATGACTTCTTTACCCAAAATGATGATGGCATGGGCGAGGAAAGGGGCGAACTTCTGAACCGGATCACCGCAACGCTGATGAAGCAGACCCCCGGACACAACGCCCGGTGGGGGAAGATTTGGGAAGATGCCCTTTGTCAGAAGTACAAGCGCCCGGATCAGGAAGAACATTGGATTTGGAACTTCGACTTCTATAACGGCCCCGTTGAAGATTTGCGCCACATTGCCGCCCTGATTGGGGCCTGACAGGAGGGGAAAGCCATGACAATTTATCAGGTGTTGTGCTTGATTGGTGTTCCCACCTTGATTTTGGCGGTATTCAAATACCTGTGGAGCCAAATCAAGCATAACACCGAGGATTCCAAGGCTTTGAAGGCCGGTATTCAGGCCCTTCTTCGGGCGCAGATGATCAGCGATTTCAATAAGTATTCCGAAAAAGGCTATGCCCCGATCTATGCACGGGATAATTTTGAAAATTGCTGGAAGCAGTATCATTCTTTGGGGGTGAATGGGGTGATGGACGATCTTCACAGAAAATTCTTGGAGTTGCCCACCGATCCCCCGGAAGAATGAGTAGACGAACCAAAAAGCCAAAGCGTGAGTTTTCCAAACTGATCTTGTATGTGGTGGGGGGCCGTGACCGTTGGGGTTACGGCCTTCACCCTTATTATGATTTGGCGCACGGAAAACCTTGAACCGCTGGCCTATCTAATTCCCGCCGTGTTCGCAGAATTGGCAACTGCAACCGGGTTTTACTATTCCAAAGCCAAGGCCGAAAACCGGATCAAACTTCGGAAACTATACGGCCCTGAAATTTATAACGATGCAAAGGAGATTTGAACCATGCTGAACGCTGTTTTGAACAACCTGATCAATATTGGGTGGGCCATGCTGATCTTCCTGTGTGCGTACCTGTCCAATGTAGCCTTTTCCCTTTACTACAACATCAAGGTTTTGCTTCAGCCCTTCGACAGACAGAAGATGATCAATTCCGGGCTGAAGGTTGCCACCTTCGTTGTGGGCCTGACCTTGCTTTGTGTAGCAATCACCACCCTTCCGATTTATGCGGATCAGCTTGGGTGGGCAATCCCGGAAGAATACACAGAAATTTTTGCTGATTTGGTCATTGTGGGCGCTGTGCTGATGGTGTCTTGTAAGTATATCGCAGAAGCCTTCACCAAGTTCAGGGCTATTCTTCAGGTGAAAGGAGATACAGAAAATGAGTAATTCCCCCCTTGCAACCTATACCCGGATCACGAAAAACAAAACCAGCCCCCGGAACCATGCCATTGACACCATCACGATTCATTGTATCGTTGGGCAATGGACAGCAAAACAGGGGTGTGATTATTTCGCAACCACAAACCGGCAATGTTCCGCCAACTATGTTGTTGGTAAGGATGGTTCCATTGGCCTTTCCGTGGATGAAAAGGATCGTTCTTGGTGTTCCAGCAACGGCACCAATGACAACCGGGCAATCACCATTGAAGTTGCTTCTGACACCACCCACCCTTACGCCGTCACCGCCAAGGCTTATGCGGCCCTGTTGGATTTGGTAACGGATATTTGCAAGCGGAACGGGATCAAGAAGTTGGTATGGAGTACGAACAAGAATGACCGTGTGAACCATCGGAACGGATGCAACATGACCGTTCACCGTGACTTCGCCAACAAAGCCTGTCCGGGGGAATATCTTTATTCCAGACACGGGGAGATTGCCGCAGAAGTCAACAGAAGGCTTCAGGGCGCTTCCAATGGTGGTGAGGTAGTAGTTACACCCCCAGCCGCAGAAAAGCCCATAGGCGGCACCACAGGGGCCACCGTGACCCCTTACCTTGTGCGGGTGAAGATCACCAACCTGAATATCCGTAAAGGCCCCGGCACAAACTACGGTGCAACCGGCTACATCCAGCCCGGTATTTATACCATCGTGGCCGAAAGCACCGGTAAAGGTGCGGCCAAGTGGGGCAAACTGAAAAGCGGTGCCGGGTGGATTTCCCTTGACTACGCCACTAAAACCTGACCATGAGAAAAGGCCCTTCCGGTTCAAGCTGGAAGGGCCTTTTTTGCGTGTTTCTACTATGTTACTAATAACCCCGATTTCACCGAACTTCAAAGGGCTGAAATGTTTAGTATTTGGGTGCTTCAGAGCGTTGCAGAGTAGAAATATTTATGGTACAATAAAAACAGACGAACCCCGAACCCTTGATTTTTCAGGGGTTCGGGGTTTTCTTGTTACTAATGTGTGCATAGTTCAGCGTTCAGCGGCCTAAAATGTTCACAGGTTTGAACCCTATGGAATCAGTTCCACGGTGGCCTTCAGTTCGCCCAAAGTCTTGTGATTATAGACCCGGTTTCCCGTGTCCTTGGACACATGACCCATGAGCAAATCAATACATTTCCGGTTGGCCCCGGCGCTATCCAATTTGGTTTCAAAGGTGTGGCGGCATTCGTGCGGGGTATGGTTCAGCTTCAGGGCTTTCATAATATCCGCCCAAAATATCCGGTATTGGGTTTGGTTGCAAACTTTCCCGTTGTAGCTGATCAGCCGGGGGCCACCTTCGGCAAGCCGCCGTTCAATCAAGGGCCTGATCTTTGGATGGATGGGAACAATGCGGTTCTTACCGGCTTTCGTTTTGGTGCCGCCCTTCATCGTGCCTTCCTTCAAGTCTATATCTTCAGGTTTCAGGTTCAGAAATTCAGAGATACGCCACCCGGGATATAGCAAGATCAAAACCGTATCAACCCAAGGATCAGACTGATGTTCCCAAACCGTTTTGATTTCATCGTTGGTGAACGGAAGGCGGCTGGTGGGCGGTATTGGATCAGAAGTCAGAAGTTCGGAGAAGCACCGGTTTATTATATCCATTTCAAGGGCGAACCGGTCAAGGTGGCCCCACAGGTTCTTGATGGCCGCTTGGGTGCTATACCCTTTCCCACAACCATCAATGGTTTCTTGCATTTGGTAGGATCGCAGTTGTTTATAAGGCTTGTTCACATACGCTGAACAATGCTTGAACGCTGAACAGAGGGAAGAACGGTTGGATTCCCCCAGCTTCGGGGCCTTCTTTTCTTTCCAGAGGTCAAAAAGCTGTTGAAGGGTGATCTTGGCCCGGTCAACATCCCAAGGATCACGGTTGTATTCAGCAAGCATGATGTTCCCGGCTTCACGGGTTTCAGCATAGCCGATAATGTCATAGATGGGGTGGCCTTTGTCATTCCAACCTATGGTTTTCTTCACAATGTATGGGCGGCGGCGTTGGCCTGATAGCTTTGCAACCGTTCCATACCCGTTTGGATTTCGCATTATATCACCTGAACTTTCAAAATTGGGTATGGCAAAGCTAAACCCCATGTGATATAATGTTCAAAGGCGTTTGAAACATTAACTTCAAAAGGGTTTGTTTCGCCTGACCGCTTCCGGTGTGCAAGACCGGGGGCGGTCATTTTTTTTTGCATTTGTTCCATATCCGTTCCGCTTAAAATCCTTGTGGGGTGTGGCTTTGAGAGAATGGAACACTTGGAACGGATATTATATTACTTCAAAGAGTAGATAAAAAAATATAAAAGAAAAAGAGTATATAGAGAACCGGCGCTTTATCTGTTCCACCTGTTCCAAAGCCTTGATTTTCCTGTGTTTTCAGGGATTGGGCGGCGGAACGGATGTGGACAGATCAACCTTCGTCAAATACAGAGCCATAGGAAATCTTGGTCATGGTGATTTCGCTATCATTATATTCCAACCACAAATCATTCACACCGCAATAGAAGGCCCGATAATACGAACCGGTATCATTGATATTGGTGTTGGAATATTTCTTCAAATTAAACATTGGAAGAAAATCATCCTTGCTGGAATAGGAAAATTTATCGTACAAAGTAACCCGCTGAAGGTTGTCATTGTTGAAGCTATATTCATTATTCCCATAGTACAAAGTACGAATGGGAAAGGTTTTTCCGCTGGCCGTGGTATAGTTCCAATCTTCGGTTCTATCAGGTTCACCCAACTGTTCAATAAGTTCGGTTTCACTAATGTTTTTCTTGTCCTTCACTTCATATTGAAGTGCGTCAAAGACTACCGGAACAGTTTCCTTATTTGTGCTTCCGGGATTGTTTGTCATTTGGCTGACCCCAACCCCAATGCCAACGGCAAGAGCGACTACAACAATCAAGACGGGGATTAGGCAACCCTTCTTTTTCATAACAACCATTCCTTTCATTTATCTTACATCACTTTGGAAGGCCACGGCCTTACCAAGAATGATGATATGATCCAACTGTTCCCCGGTATAAACCAAATCTTCATAGTTAGAGTTTTCAGCCTTCAGGATCAATAGATTTTTTTCGGGATAGTAATTCACCCGCTTTAGGGTTGCTTCATCATCAATGATAACAGCGGCAATTTCGCCATTGTTCACCATTTCCTGTTTTCTGATGAACACAATATCCCCGTCATAGATTCTGGCCCCGATCATGGAATCACCCTTGGCCTTCAAGCAGAAATCAGCATGAATGTTGGTACCAGCTTCCACATACAGTTCCTTTTCTTCGTTTGCCATGATGGGTTTACCGCAAGCAATGTCACCGAGCAGGGGAAAACGCTTTGTAGAGATTGGGATGATGTTATCAAACTTCATTTGTGGCTGTGAAGGTTCAACCACCACAGATTTATTGATACTTTTCAACCAATCATTCCGGTTCGGAATGTCTGATCTTCCCATGAGGTAATCCAAATCAACATTGAAATAGTCAGCAATGGTTTCCATTGATTCAAGGCCCGGTTCCCGTTCGCCCCGTTCATACATATTTACACTACTTTTGGAAAACCCGAGCTGATCCGCCAAGTTCTGTTGAGATAGGCGGCGTTCGGTTCGTAACTGTTTGAACCGATCAGAAAACTTCGGCATAAGTGCACCCCTTTCAGAAGTCTTTCTATATTCCATTATACACATTATGTGCACAAAGGCAATCCGTCGATGTGCACAATTAGTAACACATTTCTTTGTGCACAATTTGTGCTTGAATAGCCTTGACATTGAGCACATATCGTGTATAATGATAATCAGACGAGCACAAAAGGTGCACAACCTGAAAGGGGTACATGAGATATGAGCAAGTATTATGAAGTTTGTTTTTATACAAAGAAGGGCGGGGAAAAAAGCTGGATAATCCATGTTGAAGCAAAAACCGCCAAAGAAGCCAAAGAAATTGCAATTCATAAATGGGCTTGTGACAGGCGCTTCAGCGGTATGCACCAATTTGGGATCAAGGTTCGCCTTCTTAAAGCTGATGAAGAATTTCGTTGGCATTACTTCGCACTGATCGGAGAAGGATGTTTCAATTCTTAAAGCCGAAACGGGCCTTCAGGCCCGTCCACCGGAACCGCCCCACCGGTGCTGATGATGGCAGGGCAACAGCGACAACATGAGCGTTCCCGTTTATGGTTTCGGGTATTGGGTATCAATCCCCATGTAAAAGATATGACCGCCCGGAAATTGCTTGTTCGGAACTTGGCTGTTTTACTTCTGAAGAAAGGATGTGCAACGAATGAGTGTCGGAAAGAAACTTCGGGAACTGCGAGGGAGCAGAACCCAAGACGAAATTTCCAAGGAACTTGGAATTACCAAATCTTCTTACGCTATGTATGAGCGTGACGAACGGGTTCCCCGTGATGAAGTGAAGGTTCGCATTTCCAATTTCTTTGGTGTTTCCGTCCAGGAACTTTTTTTTAACTAAATCGAGCACATATAGTGTTCAATAGGAGTAAGCACTATGAATGATCTTCGACACTACGCCGGGGAACTGGAACAGATGCAATCCCTTCCGCTTGAAATCAAAATCCGCATGACGAAAATGCGGATTCAGCAATGGGTTTATGCCTTTAGTGGTGAAGCCTATATCAGTTTTTCGGGCGGTAAGGATTCCACGGTTCTGTTAAACATTGCCCGTGAGGTATTCCCCAATCTTCCCGCCGTGTTCTGTGATACTGGTTTGGAATACCCGGAAATCCGGGAGTTCGTCAAAAGGTTTGAAAATGTGGTTTGGCTGAAACCACAGATGAACTTCCGTCAGGTGATCCAGAAATACGGTTATCCTTTGATTTCCAAATCAGTTGCAAACACCTTGCGGGGTGGACACGAACCGGGTTCTTACCGGTGGAAAAAGCTACATGGGGAAGTGTTCCTGAAAAACGGAAAGCCTTCCAAATTCAACTGTGTGAAGTGGCAATTTCTATTAGATGCACCTTTCAAGGTTTCTGAACAGTGCTGTGATGTGATGAAAAAGCGCCCATTTCACAAGTACCAAAAAGAAACTGGACAAATGCCCATCGTGGCGACAATGGCTGATGAATCCATGATGCGAAAAAATTCATGGATGAAATACGGATGCAACGCCTTTGATCGTGCTTCCGGGCCGCAATCCCGCCCAATGTCATTTTGGACGGAACGGGATGTTCTGGAATATCTGATTAAGTACGATGTTCCTTATGCGTCTGTTTATGGCGATATTATCGGCTTGATGCCCGATGGAACAATCATTCCTATGCAGGAACTTCAGAAGATGGCAAAAGAATGTGGAATCCCGGAAGAAGCTGAATTGAAAACAAGCACTTGTGATCGTACCGGTTGTATGTTCTGCGGTTTCGGATGCCACCTTGAAAAACAGCCTAACCGATTCCAGCGTATGGCCGAAACCCACCCTAAACAGTATCAATTCTGTATGAAGCCATGGAGTGAAGGTGGTTTGGGGCTGGATGAAGTTTTGAATTATATCCATGTGGATCATTAAGAAAGGAGTATGCACAATGACCACCTTTGCAGAGCGTTTGAAGAACGCTATGGAACAGGCCAACATGAGCCAATCCGCCCTGTCTGAACAGGCCGGGGCTTCCAAGGCCGCTATCAGCCAATACCTTTCCGGGAAGAACACCCCCGGCCCTGACCGTATCAAGGCCCTTGCCGATGCCACCGGCGTTTCCTTTGATTACCTGATGGGTTATGGAGCCGCCCCGGTTGCGGAACCGCCCATCAAGAAGATCAGCGTGAAGGAAGCCGCCCGGTGCATGGGAAAATCTGATCAGTTCGTCAGAATCGGCCTTCAGCGTGGCCTTCTTCCCTTCGGGAACGCTGTTCCCGGAACCGGCGCTTGCTGGAATTACTACATCAACCCCACTAAGTTCCGTGATTATGTGGGTGCTGATCAGTTCAATTCCTTCTTCGGCCTGACTGCCTGACGGATTGGGGGGGGGGATGTGTGAAACCGGAAAGAAACGAGGTGGGCGGCGGATTACGGTTGCCAAAATCCTTTTATGAACGCCCCCTTACCCCTAAAGAAGCCCAATTTGCCACGGACAACATCAACATTGTTTGGTGGTATTTAGACAAGCAGGGCCTTAACAGATCGGAATGGTTTGATGTGGTGATTTTCCGCTATTTGCTTGCTGTGAAACGCTGGTTTGCCCTTCCTGATCTGCAAAGGGTGAAATTCGTCACCGTGGCCTGTCAAGCTATGCGGTCAGCCATAGGGCATGAGCGGGAAAAACGGGCCAAAGAACCCCAAACCGTTAGCCTGTATGATGTGATCCCCGGAACGGATGATCTGTGTTACATAGACACGATCCCGGCCACCGGAACTGAAATTTTATGAAGAAGGTGATTTTTTGGAAATCAAATACAATGTTCAGGCCCCGCCCAAGAACCAGTTTCACGGTGGGAGCAAAAGCGAGGAAGTCAAAGCCATTGAAGATTTCCTGACCAGCGGAAACGCAAAGAATATGTGTTTCCAGTATGAAAGCGCCAAGGCCGCAAAAACCAAACTTTCCACCATTTCCAGCCACCTGCGCAAGTACAACGAGAAGAACCCGAAAGGGTATGACGCATACCGGGTGGACAACTGCATTTACATTGTTCGCCTGACCGGAAAGAAAGGATGATGAACATGAAAACCAGATTTGATGGAACCTTGTGGATCGGAGCCGGTGGACAGGCTTTCCGCCCCGCAGAAATGGGAACCGATCACCTGTTGAACACGGTGAAGATGCTGAAGAACCGCCCCGGCGTGGTGATAGCTATGGTGGTTCGTGACATTGAAGCCACCCCTGACTGTTGCCCTTTTGATCCCTTCGGTGGCGGTCATTCCGAGTTGGTGAAACAGTCCTTGTTCAACATCACTTCCCTTTCCCCGGAACAGGTGAGTGATTACGCCTTGAACAGCCCCTTGGGAATGGCTATGAAGGCCGAACTTCTTTCCCGTGGTGTGAATGTGGAAAATTACCTTTCCATGATTGAAGGGCCTGAAACCCTATGATCACGCTGTTTCAGCACCAGCAACAGGCCCTTGATGAAACCGAGGGGAAGAACCGGGTGGCCTATTACCTTGATATGGGCCTTGGGAAAACTTTTGTTGGTTCCGAAAAAATGATGACGCTGAACAAGCGGATCAATCTGGTGGTGTGCCAATGTTCAAAAGTTCAAGACTGGATTGAACATTTTCAAGACCACTACACCCGGAATTGTGTGTTCGACCTGACCAACCCCAAAACCTTCAAATGGTTCTTTGAACAGGTTCAGCATGAAGTCCCAACCCTGATGATTGGCGTGATCAACTACGAACTGACATTCAGGCGGAATGTGCTGAAAACCCTGACCGGCTTCACGCTGATGTTGGATGAAAGTTCCCTGATCCAGAACGAGAACGCCAAACGGTCAAAGTTCATTCTTGGGCTGAAACCGGATAATGTGATCCTTCTGTCAGGCACCCCCACGGGCGGCAAGTATGAAAACCTGTGGAGCCAATGCCAACTGTTGGGGTGGAAGATTTCAAAGGAACTGTTCTGGAAGCAGTACATTCAAACGGAATGGGTTGAAACCGATGGATTTTGGCGGCAACAGATTACCGGCTATAAGAATGTTGACCGGCTGAAGATGAAGCTGGCCGAACATGGGGCCGTTTTTATGACTACCGAACAGGCCGGAATCAGCCTTCCAAAACGGAACTGGATCAAGGTCAAAACCCGCCCTTCACCCCTTTATTGGAAGTTCTGGAATGATCGCTATATTGCGATTGACAGCGCCAACCTTGGTGAATTTGAACTGGATGCGGATTTCTACGGTTCCAATGCCCATTGTGAACGGGAATTGATCGGTGATACCAGTTTGACCCGCCGCCTTTACGCCCGTCAGCTTTGCGGCCTATATAACCCGGCCCGTTATGAAGCCTTCCGGGATTTGGTGAACAGCACAGAAGATCGCTTGATTGTGTTCTATAACTTCACTGAAGAAATGAAACGCCTGAAGGGGATTGCCAAGGGCCTGAACCGGCCTGTGTCTGTTCTTTCCGGTGAAGAAAAGAACTTGGATGCTTACCACTACCAGCACAACAGCATTACCTTCATTCAGTATCAGGCCGGTGCAATGGGCGGCAACTTTCAGCTTGCCAACAAAATCATTTACTTCAGCCTTCCCCAAGGTTCGGAATTGTGGGAGCAATCCCAAAAGCGTATTCACCGCCTTGGGCAAGAACGGCCCTGTTTCTATTACCTGATGATCTGTCCGGGAACGGTTGAAGAAGATATTCTTTCCACTTTGGAAATGAGAAAGGACTATACCGATGAACTATTCAGAAAGTATGAGCAAGCGGCAACGGCGCCGCAAAGCCCTTAACCAGCGGTTCAGGCGGATGTTCCTTGTGGCCCTTCTGATGGGCCTTGCAATGGGGTTTATATTTGGGCGCTGTTCTGCTGTCAACAGCAAGGCCCCGGATGCCCCCATTGAACCGGATCAGCTTACCGCCGTGACCCCGGATGTGACCTTGGAGCCGGTGGAACCCCCGCTGGTGGAAGAACCCGCCGAACCTGAACCGGTGCTGTTGGGCAGTTTCAGAATTACCGCCTATTGTTCCTGTGAAAAGTGTTGCGGCGAATGGGCCAAGAACCGGCCCAACGGCATTGTGTATGGTGCCGCTGGTGTGGAACTGAAAGCCGGTGTTTCCTGTGCTTCCCCGCTTCCCTTGGGAACCGTGGTGGAAGTAGAAGGCTTGGGTGAATACATCGTTCAGGATCGCCCCGCCCAATGGGTGATTGACAAATACGGTGAAAACCAGATCGACATTTATTTTGACAACCATGAAGCCGCTTCCGCCTTCGGCCTGAAGCAGTTGAATGTTTATCTGAAAGGAGAACCCGAAAAATGATCAAATGTGAAAATGCTTGTCCCCGTGGAAAATTTGATGGGTGTTGCCACAAATGCCCGGATTTCCACACTTGTCCTGATTCCTGTCAGGAAAACCCGAACGCCTGTGGTTCGGCCACCTTCGATGAAGAAACGGCCCTTCAGGAGTTCAAGAACACCCAGCTTGCCACCTTGAACGCCATTGCTTCCCTGACCGCCCACAAGAAGGCCATTGAGGAACAGGAAAAGGAAATGAAGGCCAAGCTGTATGAAGCAATGGTGAAGTTTGGCGTGGATAAGTTTGAATCCGATGTTCTGAACCTTACCCTTGTGAAGCCCACCAACGCCACCAGCATTGATTCCACCAAGCTGAAGAAGAAATACCCGGACATTGCTTCCGAGTGTTCCAAGACCACCGCCAAGGCCGGTTATGTGAAGATCACCCTGAAAGGGGATAAGTCATGAGTTGCCGGGGCTTTGAACCTGTTTGCACCAATAATGAACTTCGGGAGTATTTCAGCGCCAAGGGCCTGACCTATGACAGCATTGATGAAGGTGATATTTTGATCCTTTACATGATGCTTCAGAAGGAATTGAAGAAATCCAATAAGGCTGGTGAAACTTCCGTCACCATGACTTTAAGCAAACGGGTTGACATGAAGAAGGCCACCAACGGCCACATTACCGAGTGTTACATCTACATGAACGCCCACTATTTCACCCGGCGTGAATGTATCAGCTTCAACCGGGATGGGTGGATTGGCTTTGCTGGATGGGCCGATGATGGCAACACTAACCCGTTGCGCCGTGCCTTCCTTGCATGGTGTGACTATTTGGCGGAAGGTGGTGGGGCCGATGGCAAGGGATGAAGTGTGGGATGCCCTGAAAAATCATGCCAAACAGGTTCATTCAGAACGGGTTGCAAAGAACCCCGACCGGATCGCCTATGCCATTCAGCAGTTTGAAGCCCACGGCATTGAATACCAACTGAAAAATGAGCAAACAGGCCACTTCCATTGTTGGCGGAAGTCTGATGATAAACTGTTTCAATTCTACGCTGGAACGGGTAAAATTCAGGGCTTCACCCAAGTCAGAGGTATTCACAGCCTGATTCAGATGTTGGAGGGGTGAGCCGATGGCCGGTGAAAAGAACTTTGAAAACCGCCTGAAGAAGTGGTTGGAAAGTGAAGGGATTTATCCCTTGGGTGAACCAGTTGACCGCATGAGCGCCCCGCCCTGTGGCTTCTATGAAAAGCGTTGGGGTGGAAGCCGGTATGTGAAAAGCGGCCTTCCCGATATGCGGATCACCGTGAAGGGCATTGCCCTTGAAGTGGAGTTGAAAGCCACTAACGGAACCCCATCTGTGCTTCAGAAGCGGAATATTCGCCAAATCAATAATAGCGGCGGAATAGCAATGGTGCTATACCCACAAGGGTTTGACACATTCCAAGACATAATAAAGGGGGTGAAATCGTGTCCACAAGATTTTCCCATAGCCGGGTTGAAGTGTTTGATCGTTGCCCATTCAAATATCGGTTGCGATATGTTGATGGGTTAGACACGATCCCGAACACGGACGCAGACAACGCCCTGATTCTTGGCACCGCCCTTCACACCGGCATTGAAGAAGGGGTTGAACAAGCCCTTGACTTCTACAAGAACAGCTTCCCGGTTCTGACGGATGATCACATTCATGAAATGATGAAGCTGGAAGCCATGATTCCCAAGGCAAAGGCCATGTTGCCACCGGGCGGAACCTTTGAACTTCCAATCGGGAACGCTGATTTCATTGGCTTCATGGATTATCTGTGGCCCTGTGGTTGGGATTCCAGAACCAATGAAACCTTGTTTGATCTGTACGATTTCAAGTATTCCAACAACGCCAAGAACTACGCCGTTTCCGGTCAGCTTCACGAATACAAGTATTGGTATGAACTGACCCATCCCGGCCACCGGATCAGAAATATGTATTTCCTGATTGTTCCCAAGCCCAAGATCAGGCAGAAAAGCACCGAAACCCTTTCCCAATTCCGTGACCGCTTGCAAGCGGCCTTGAAAGATGCTGAACCAATGCTGATGCCGGTTCAGTACAACCCCATGAAGATTGTGGACTTCCTGACCGATGTGAAGCACATGGTTGAAGCCACAGACTTTCCCAAGAACCCAAACCATTTTTGTGGATGGTGTGAGTATGAAGAATATTGTCAGAAAGGATGGGATTATATGTTACTTCCCAAGAATGAACGCCGTGATCTGAACGCCACCAAGAAGAAGGTTGTGTGGCTTTACGGCGCACCCTTCAGCGGCAAAACCTTCTTTGCCAATCAGTTCCCCGATCCCCTGATGTTGAACACGGATGGCAACATCAAGTTTGTGGATGCCCCCTATATCGCCATTCGTGACACCGTTACGGTGGAAGGCCGTATCACCAAGCGCAAGTTGGCCTATGAAGTGTTCATGGATGCCGTGGCCGAACTGGAAAAGAAACAGAACGATTTCCGAACCATCGTGGTTGACCTTCTGGAAGATGTTTATGAATCGTGCCGGGTTTACATCTGTGACCGTCAGGGCTGGAAGCATGAATCTGATGATTCCTTCCGTGCGTGGGATATGGTCAGAAGTGAGTTCCTGAACACCCTGAAGCGGCTTGTGAATCTGGACTATGAAAACATCATCCTGATCAGCCATGAGGACAGAAGCCGTGACCTGACCCGCAAGGGCGGCGATAAGATCAGTTCCATCAAGCCGAACCTTCAGGATAAGGTGGCAAACAAGGTGGCCGGTATGGTTGATCTGGTGGCCCGTATCGTGGCGGACGATGATGAACGGGTGCTGTCATTCAAGACTTCTGAAGTGATCTTCGGCGGTGGCCGTTTGACTGTCCGTGATAAGGAAATCCCGCTGACCTATGACGCTTTCTGTGAAGTCTACGAGGAAGCCAACCAGAAGGCCGCAGGAGCCGTAAAGCGTGGCGGCAATACCCCGGCTACCCCCGCACCTGAAACCACCGACACGCCCACCACAGCGCCCAGCAGACGGGGCAGAAAGGCCAAGACTGAAACCCCGCCCCCGGCTGATAACTATGATCCGGCTGAAGATGCGGCAAAGGCGGCTTGTGGTGATCCTGATGGAACTTGGACACCGGGCGGCGGTGACACCCCGCCTTGGAACGATCTTCCCAAATGCCCGGACGGTGAGCGCATTTTCAAACAGCATGACCAGAACCCGGAAATTCCCCTTTGCCCGTCCATTGACGCTGGCCACCGTTGCCACAAGGAAGGTGGCCCCGATGGTTGCCCCCTGTGGGATCGCCCCAAGGCCCCGGCAGAAGAAGGCGCACCCAAGACGGATGCCAACCCGCCCCGCCGTACCCGGAAGAAGCGTGAAGAATAATGGCTGAAGTGCTGATGATTGCCGGGAAGCCTGAAACCATCTTCAAGGCCCGTGATTTTGAATATCTGGTTGAAAAATACATGGGTTATGAAGCGGCCAAGTATTTCCGGGAATACGCTGAAAAGGCTGATGAAGAAGTCAGATCGGCCAAGGCCGGTGAGAACACAGACCTTGCTTCCTATGAAGCTGACCTTGAAAGCAATCACAGAGCCTTTCAGGACATTCAGACGGAAGCCGCAGTTATCACGGGTGTTCTTCAAGAAAAACGGATAAACCGTGAGAAGATCGCCCATGCAGTCAGGGAAATTGGAAAAATTCTTTCCAACCAAATATAAAAAACAACATTTTTGGAGGTAAAAAACTATGGCTATTGATTTTGACAAGATTGATCGTTCTGTTGATCTGAAGGGCCTTCAGGCTGATGTGGAGGATGCCAAGAAGAACGGCGGCGGTGATTTCCCCACCATTCCCGCTGGCAAGTATGAAGTGAAGCTGGAAAGCATGGAGATCAAAGGCACCAAGGCTGATCCCAACCGCCCCATGCTGGCTGTGTCCTTCAAAATCCTGTCCGGTGAGTTCAAGAACCAGCGCCTTTTCATGAACCGTGTCCTTTACGGCACCAAGAACGACAAGAACATGATCGCTTCCGCTATGGGCTTCCTTGAAAAGCTGGATTCCGGTGTTCCTGTCAGCTTCACCAGCTACAAGCAGTTTTCCCAGCTTGTTCTTGATGTGGCGGAAGCCATTGATGGAAACTTGGAATATGCGGTGGACTACGATGATTCCCGCTTCAATTCCATCACCGTTGAAGAAGTTTTCGAGGTTGAAAACTGACCCAAAATTTTTTATAATCAAATCGAGCACATATAGTGCTTGATACGGTTTTGAACCTTAACTTTCAAGCACCAAATGTGGGGCTTCGGCCCCACAATGGCCCCAAGTAAAAGCCTTCCCGTGGCGGGGCTGATAAGGCGGCAACGCTGACCGATTTCACAAAAGCTGAAAGGATGTGAGTTGATGATCTTCTATGATTTTGAGGTTTTCCGGTATGACTGGCTGGTTGTTCTGATCGACCTGAACGCCCGAAGAGAAACCGTGATTATCAACGATCCCGACAAGCTGAAACGCTTCTATGAGGAACACAAGGGTGTGATTTGGGCCGGTTACAATTCCCGGAACTATGATCAGTACATCCTGAAGGCCATTCTGTGTGGGTTTGATCCAAAGCCTGTGAATGATTGGATCATTGCAGAGGATAAACCCGGTTACAGATATTCAAGCCTGTTCAGAGAATACCCGCTGATCAATTATGATGTGATGCCGAACCCGCCAATCAGCCTGAAAGCGCTGGAAGCGTTCATGGGCCATTCCATTAAAGAAACTTCTGTGCCCTTCGACATTGACCGGCCTTTGACTGAAGCAGAGTTGGCCGAAACGGTCAAATATTGCCGCCATGATGTGGAACAGACAGTGGAAGTGTGGCTACGGCGGAAGGAAGATGAATTTGATGCCCAAATGTTACTTGTGAAGGCGTTCCACCTTCCCATTTCTGACATTGGCCGCACCAAAGCACAGCTTTCCGCCAAAATCCTTGGGGCCGTTCAAAGGGAACACAATGATGAATTTGAAATTGAGTTCCCGCCCAGCTTGCGGATCGAAAAATACACGGAAGTTTTGAATTGGTACAAGAACCCCTTGAACCGTGATTATTCCAAAACCCTTGAACTGGATGTGGCCGGGGTTCCCCATGTGTTCGCTTGGGGCGGCCTTCACGGGGCTATTCCCAAATATCACGGGGAAGGTTGGTTTGTCAATGTGGATGCGGCTTCCTATTACCCGTCTTTGATGCTGGTTTATAAGTGGCTTTCCCGTAATGTTCACGATCCTTCCAAGTATGCGGAAATCTACCACACCCGCCTGAAGCTGAAGGCGGAGAAGAACCCCATGCAACAGCCTTACAAGATTGTTCTAAACAGCACCTATGGCGCTATGAAGGATAAGCACAATGCCATGTATGATCCCCGGCAAGCCAACAATGTTTGTGTGGGCGGTCAGCTTCTTCTTCTGGATTTGATTGAACGGCTGGAAGATCATTGTGAAATCATCCAGAGCAACACGGATGGTATTTTGGTCAAACTTCGCCGGTATGAAGATTTTGAAATGCTGGACGATCTGTGTTGGGAGTGGGAGCAAAGAACCGGGATGCGCCTTGAATTTGATGAATTTCAAAAGGTGTATCAGAAAGATGTGAACAATTACATCATTATTCCTTCCGGGCCGCTTCGTGATGAAAAAGGGAAACCCCGCTGGAAGTGCAAGGGTGCCTATGTCAAAAAGCTGTCTGATCTGGATTATGACCTTCCCATTGTCAACCGGGCCATTGTGAACTATTTCCTTCATGGGATCAGCCCGGAAACAACCATCATGGAATGTTCCAATCTTCGAGATTTTCAGAAGGTTGTGAAGGTGTCCAGCAAGTACAAATATGCCCTTTATTCCCCGGTGGTTACGGAAGCTAAGATCAGGGATGAAAAAGGCCGTTCTAAGAAAATCACCCGCTTCAGCGGCGGTGAGGTTCAGACGGATAAAACCTTCCGGGTGTTCGCTTCCAAGGATCAGAGCAAGGGCGGAATCTTCAAGGTTTCCGGGAAAATCGTCAAGGGCCGGGAAAAGAACCCTGAAAAGTTCGGCAACACCCCGGATCATTGTTTCTTTATCAATGATGATGTGACCAACCTTCCTATCCCGGATGAACTGGACAAGCAGTATTACATTGATGTTGCTTGGGATCGGTTGAAAGATTTCGGGGTGGAACGATGAACAATAAAACCTTTCGGGGGGGGGGGAGCGTTGAAGCATGGAACTGTTTAGGGGCTATGTGCCTACCAGAAATAAACAATGCCTTGAAAAATTCAAAGGCGTTGAAAAACTGAAAACCCGTTCAGAAGTCCAAGACCTTGATGAATACGCCGGTATTCTTGGAGAAGAAACCATTCTGATTGATGTGGACGATGCGGAAACATCTGAACTTTTGTTCAGAATTGTTCAGGATTTAGAACTGAAATGCAGAGTGTACGCCACCACACGGGGAAAACACTTCTTGTTCAAGAACTGTGGTGTTAAAAAAAGCTGGACGAAATGCACCTTGGCCGTGGGTATCACCACGGATGGAAAGGTTGGAGCCAATAACAGCTATGAAATCTTGAAGTCCGGTGGCGTGGAACGGCCCATTCTGTATGACTTCCCTGAAGGGGAGATTCAGGAACTCCCCAAGTGGCTGACCCCAGTGAAAAGCAACTATGATTTCCCGAACCTTGGGGAAGGTGATGGGCGGAACCAAACCCTGTTCAATTACATTCTGACCCTTCAGAGTGACGATTTCACCAAGGAAGAAGCCCGTGAATGTATCAGGCTGATTAACCGTTATGTGCTGAAGAAGCCCCTTTCCGACAAGGAACTTGATGTGATCCTTCGGGATGATGCCTTCAAGAAAACATCCTTCTTCCGGGATAAAACCTTCCTGTTTGATAAGTTCGCCACCTACCTGAAGAACAACAACCATATTGTGAAGATCAATAACCAGCTTCACATTTACAAGGATGGTATCTATGTTTCCGGTGCCGGTGAAATTGAAGGGGCCATGATCAAGCTGATCAGCAACCTGAAACGGGCGTGGCGTTCGGAAGTCCTGTCCTATCTGGAAATCATGATTGAGGAAAACACCAAGGCCACCAACCCGAATATCATTGCTTTCAGCAACGGCCTTTACAACATCCGGGATGGTTCCTTCAAAGAGTTCACCCCGGATGTGGTCATTACAAACAAAATCCCGTGGCCGTACAACCCCGCCGCCCATGATGATCTGTTGGATCATACCCTGAACCGGCTGGCCTGTGATGATCCTGAAGTCCGGGCCTTGCTGGAAGAAATTGTGGGCTATTGTATGTACCGCCGCAATGAACTTGGCAAAGCCTTCATCCTGATTGGCGATAAGAGCAACGGCAAATCCACCTTCCTTCATGTGGTGAAGAACCTTCTTGGGGATCAGAACATTGCTTCCCTTGACCTGAAGGAATTGGGCGATAGGTTCAAAACCGCTGAACTGTTCGGCAAGCTGGCGAACATCGGTGATGATATTGGTGATGAATTTATTGCCAATGCTTCCGTGTTCAAGAAGCTGGTCACGGGTGATCGGGTGAATGTGGAGCGCAAAGGCCAAGATCCATTTGAGTTCAACAATTATTCCAAGTTCCTGTTCAGCGCCAACAATATTCCCCGTATCAAGGATAAAACCGGAGCCGTTCAGCGGCGTTTGGTGATCGTTCCCTTCGATGCCAAGTTCACCCCCAATGATGCTGACTTCCGCCCGTTCATCAAGGATGAATTGTGTGAACAGGGTTCAATGGAATATCTGGCCTTGCTTGGCCTTCAGGGGTTGAAGCGGGTTCTTGGGAACGCACAGTTCACCACTTCCAGCAGAGTTCAGGGGCAGTTGGACGAATATGAGGAAAACAACAACCCCATTATTGGGTTCATCAATGAAGTGGGCCTTGACGGGATTGAAAATGAAGCCACCGATTCTGTGTATCGCCGGTATAAGGAATATTGCATTGCAAACAACTTCCAAGCCCTTTCCAAGATTGAGTTTTCCCGGCAGATCACAAAACGCTGTGGCTTCACAACGGTTCCCAAGTGGATCAGAAACCGGAAAACCCGTGTATTTGTGAAAGGCGGTGACACAGAATGAGTGGTTCCAAGAAGGTGTTCACCACTTTGGGCAGTTCCAACCATGTTCCTGAAGAACGAGAAGCATTTGATTACTACGCCACCGATCCAAGGGCCGTGAAAATGCTTCTGGAACTGGAACAGTTTTCCCCGGTCATTTGGGAACCTGCCTGTGGGGAAGGCCATATTTCCAAGGTGCTTCAGGCCCACGGTTATGAAGTCATTTCAACTGATCTGATTTACCGGGGCTTCGGTGATCCTGAACCGTTGGATTTCCTGAAGGAAACGCTGGACGATTTTGAAGGCGATATAATCACAAACCCGCCATATTCAATGGGGCTTGAATTTGTTCAAAGGGCGCTTGAAAGCGTCCGCCCCGGTGGGAAAGTGGCTATGTTCCTGAAGGTTCAGTTCTTGGAGGGGCAAAAACGGGGTGAGTTCTTCAGGCATACCCCCCCCCGAAAAGTTTATATCAGCCGTTCCCGGCTGGCCTGTTATAAAAACGGTGATATGACCGGGAAACCGGAAAGCGCCATTGCCTATGCGTGGTATGTGTGGGAAAAGGGCTTCACCGGTGATCCGGTGATCAAATGGTTCAACTGAAAGAAAGGATGATTTCAATGTTACCTAAAACCAAAACGGAACGCCATTCCGATATTTGCAAGGAAATCAATGCCTTGTACGCCATGAAAAATCATGACTATGGTGACAGCTTTCACCAGACCTTCACGGAAGAAGGAATGGCAATGCCCCGGATCAGACTTGGGGATAAGCTGGCCCGGTTCAAGAGCCTGACCAAATCCGAGGTTCAGGAAGTCAAGGATGAATCTATCCGTGATACCCTGATTGACCTTGCCAATTACGCCATTATGACGGTTCTTGAACTGGACGATCTGAAAGCGGAGGAACACGCCGATGAACGCTAACCGTTATATGCGGGATTCCTTGCGAACCGCTGATCGTTCCAACATGGATCGGCTGAAGCTGGAATGTGCCTTGGGCCTTTGCGGTGAAGCCGGTGAAGTGGCCGAACAGGTGAAGAAACATTTCTTCCACGGCCATGAACTGGACAAGCGCCACATGATTGAAGAACTTGGTGATGTGGCTTGGTATTTGGCCGTTTTGTGTGATGCCATTGGTTCTGACCTTGATACGGTCATGGAAGAAAACTTGAAAAAGCTGGAACAGCGTTACCCTGAAGGGTTCGATCCTTACCGGTCACAGCACCGGAATGAATTGGGAGGTTGAAGAAAATGAAAATTATCAAGCCTGATGTGCAGTTCATCACCCCGATTGATGGGGCCACCATCCTGAAGCGGTTGGAACAATGTGGCCGTGTCTGCTACAAGTCCGAGGACAAAATCACGGAAGGTTCCGCTGAAAAGTTCGTTGCCGGGATCATCAAGCGTGGGCATGAAGCGGTTTTGGAACATTGTTCCTTCACGGTGAAGTTCATTTGTGATCGTGGGGTTTCTCATGAGATCGTCCGCCACCGGATGGCTTCTTACTGTCAGGAATCCACCCGCTATTGCAATTACGGCAAGGGCAAGTTTGGTGAGGAAATCACGGTGATTGAACCTTGCTTCCTTGAACCCGGTTCCAGAGCCTATGACTATTGGCGGGATGCCTGTGAAGGGGTGGAAATTCGCTATTTTGATATGCTGGCGGAAGGATGCACACCGCAAGAAGCCCGTTCGGTTCTTCCCAACAGCCTGAAAACGGAAGTGGTCATGACGGCCAACATTCGTGAATGGCGGCATTTCCTGAAGTTGCGCTGTTCACCCGCCGCACATCCGCAGATGCGGGAAGTGGCCTTGATTCTGTTGGACAAGGTTCATTGGCTGATTCCGGTATGCTTCGATGATATTTGGAGTGAATACCATGCCGATGTTTAAGAAGTCCGGTGGTAAAATCTTCGCCGTTCAGTTCAACAAAGCTGAAGAACGGGCCTTGGATCAGGAAATCAAGAAACAGATTGTGGAAAACGATCGGGCTTTTGACATGGACAAAGAATCATCCATCCTGTGGATGCTTCACACCCAATTTGGCTTTGGCCCCAAGCGTCTGAAGCTGGCGTGGAAGCTGTTCTATGCCGAAACTCGGAAGCTACGGGAACATTACCTGATGGAACAGGCCGATGATGGGTGGTTAGCCCGTAAAAAGTTGAAGGACATTGGGTGTGACATTGAAGAATGGTACAGAGAAGAAGGAGGGAAAACCGATGCCTAAACCTTGGGAAAATGCTGAAGGGTATCACGATCCGACAGCTTACCACGGCACAAAGAATATCATCCGTGACGAGGATGAACAGCAGAAGCGGGTGAACACCCTGATCTTCGTTCTGAAGTACATCACCCGTTTGGCGGGGTTTGAACTTCTGAACCGCATTGAAATCAAAGACCGTAAGACCGGGAGGGAATACAAATGATCAATTACTATGACCCAAATTTTCAGGGTGTCCATGTGATCCGGGTGACTTTCATGCAATGGGATTACATAGGCCATGTTGCCTTTGAAGTTGGCGGAAACTGCAAAGGCGCTGAACTGATGGATTTCACCTTTTTGGAGTGTGACAACCAAGAAGATATTGACCGCTATTCTGAAAATGATTGTCAGTTCAGTTATGATGAAGAAAATGAAGTTTATACCGCCGTTCTGAAAAATGCTGACGGTGACACCTTGGAAGTTGAAGGTGATGAATGTGATTTCAAGGCTATGGCGGTAGCCATTGAAATTGCAGGAACAACGGTGGAACGCCGATGAAGAAAATGCTGGTAGTGCTGACCCTTGTGCTGTTGCTTATGGGCGTGGCCGAGTATTTCAGCATTGATCCTGTTTGGTTCCTGATTGTCTGGTATCTTTCGGACAATATTTCCGCCTGAACAGGTGCTTCTTCAGTAGGGGTTGGAACAGCGTGTGGAACAGGTATGGAATAGATGTTTTTTCTATATCTGTTCCGCACGAAAACCCTTGATATATCAGGCTTTTTCAGTTGTTTTCAGGGAACGGAACAGATGGAACAGATGTAAATATATTTTCTTCTTATAAAGAAAAAAATATATAAGAAATGTGTATATAAGGAACTGCCCGTTTTATCTGTTCCATGCGTTCCAAAGTCCTGAAATCACTTGATTTTTCAGCATTTATTAACGGTACAGATGCAATGAAAACGGAACAGACCACCGCAGAAAGGATGTGTTACATAGTGAATGACAAAGACCTTTCCCAACAGGCCAAAGAATACTTTGCCCAAATCAGGAAAACGGATCGTTTGATCCATCGGCTTGATAGTACCATTGCAACCTTGCGTTCCAGCTTGACTTCTACCGGAAGCCAACTGAAGCAGGACAAGGTTCAGACTTCAGGCCCCAAGAATACCCTTGAAGAAACCATCACCAAGATCATTGACCTTGAAGCCAAGATCAATGCCCGGATTGATGAACTTGTGAGCATGAAACAGGAAGCGTTCACCATGATCAACCGGATTCCTGACCTTGATCAGCAAAATATTCTGATCGGGCGCTATATTCAGTTGAAAAAATGGGAAGATATTTCTGAAGAACTGAATTATTCTATGCAATGGGTTTTTGAACTTCACGGAAAGGGTTTACTTGCTTTTGCCAAGGCAAATAGCGACTTTCTAAACAACCGAGAAAACCAGAGTGCCACCGGTTCCAAACAGAGTAAAGAATCGGTAGAATAGTAAATAAGAAATTGCGCCTACGGGAAACCGGGGCGCTTTTTCTATGCCTGATGAAAGGGGTGAATACCTGTGACACCAAGACAGCGGAAGTTCTGTGATGAATACCTGATCAGCGGCAATGCTACGGATGCGGCAATCAAGGCGGGGTATTCGCCCAAGACCGCAAAGCAGACGGGTTCTGAAAACCTTGCAAAACCTGACTTGAAAGCGTACATCGAAACCGAACTTGAAAAACTTCATTCGGCCAAGATCGCTGATGCTGAAGAAGTCATGAAATACCTGACTTCGGTGATGCGGGGTGAACATACTGAAGAAATCCCGATCCTGTGCGGTGACGGTTGCCAAGAGTTGACGCAGAAAGAGGTTGGAGCCAAGGAAAGGTTGAAGGCCGCTGAACTGATCGGCAAGCGTTATGGTATGTTCACGGACAAGGTAGGTGTGGAAGGGGCCGTTCCGGTGATTATCACGGGGGATGATCAACTTGAAGATTAGCCCACAGGCCAAACGGGTTCACCTTCCTGAAGTAGTTGGTAAGGGTTACGGAACCTTCTGGAACTTCAAAGGCCGTTACCGGGTGTGTAAGGGAAGCCGTGCTTCCAAGAAATCCAAGACCACGGTCCTGAACATCATCAAACGGATGATGCAATACCCGGAAGCCAATACCCTTGTGGTTCGCAAGGTGTTCAGAACTTTGAAAGATTCCTGTTTCACAGAACTGAAATGGGCTATCAACCGCCTTGGTGTTTCGGCCTATTGGGAAATCAAGGAAAGCCCCCTTGAAATGACCTATCTTCCCACCGGTCAGAAGATTTACTTCCGGGGCCTTGATGATCCCCTGAAGGTTACTTCAATTACGGTTGAAATAGGGTTTCTGTGCTGGTGCTGGATTGAAGAAGCATACGAAATCATGAATGAAGCTGATTTTGATATGCTGGATGAATCCATCCGTGGTGCTATCCCGGAAGAAACCGGCCTGTTCAAGCAAATCACGCTGACATTCAACCCGTGGAACGAAAAACACTGGATCAGAAAGCGGTTCTTTGGAGAGATTACCGGCAAGGATGCCCAAGGGAACCCCACATACCGTTTCCATGATAGCTGGACTTCCCCGGATGGGCAGATTTACGCCACCACCACCAATTACCTGTGTAATGAATGGCTGGATGAAGCTGACCTGAAGGTTTTTCAGACCATGAAGGAAACCAACCCCCGGCGCTATAAAGTGGCTGGCCTTGGTGGTTGGGGCATTGTGGATGGCCTGATTTATGAGAACTGGCGGGAAGAACTGTTCAACCCGGCTGAAATCAGCGCCAAGGATGGCGTGAAATCTGCCTTCGGCCTTGATTTTGGCTATACCAATGACCCCACGGCGCTTTTCTGTGGGCTGGTGAGTACAGCAGAAAAAACCATTTGGGTTTTCGATGAACTGTATAAAAAGGCCCTGACCAACCGGGCCATTTGCGAACAAGTCACAGTGATGGGCTATGCCAAGGAACGGATTAAGGCCGATTGTGCAGAACCCAAGAGCATTGACGAATTGCGGGAAGCTGGCCTTCAGCGTATCAGAGCCGCCCGGAAGGGCAAGGACAGCGTGAACAATGGCATTCAGTACATTCAGGATTACACCATCATCATTCATCCCCGGTGTGTGAACTTCATTACTGAAATTTCAAATTACACTTGGGCTGAAGATAAGTTTGGGGCCAAGATCAATACCCCCATTGATGATTTCAACCACCTGATGGACGCTATGCGTTATGCGCTGGAAGATATGCTGGTTGGCCCCGCCTTCAGCTTCGACTAATAACAGGATAGTAACAAACATCCTCGGAAACACACGGTTTCTGGTGTTCGGTGTTCATTGCCCAATAGAAAGGAACCGCCCATGTTTGAACAACAGCACATTTTGAAGAAAATTGAACAGTGGGCGGATCGGCTTCCCTACCAGTCTTTGAAGATTGAAGTGGAACTTTCAAACCAAACGCTGACCTTGGAGAAAACCAGACAGCGCCCCATTGGATTTCAGCCCCCCCCCAAGAGAGAAAGGATGGTGATTGAATATGCCTTTGTTTACTGATACTGAAACGGCCCGGATCAATCGCCTGATCCTGATGGGCGGCAATACCGGCATGACTGAACTTCAGTTTTTCGCCGCTGAAATTGATGAATGGAAGCGGAGCCGCAAGCGGAAAGAACAGATTACCGGGGATGCCTACTATGAAGGTTTCCATGACATTCTGACCCGCAAGCGCACAATCATTGGCGAGGATGGCAAACTTCAGGAAGTTGACAACCTTCCCAACAATCGGCTGGTGGATAACCAGTTTGCTTTGATGGTGGATCAGAAAACCAACTATCTTGTGGGCAAGCCCTTTTCCCTGACTTGTAGAAACAAGACCTACTCCGAATTTCTGAACAAGGTTTTTGATAAGCGGTTCAAGCGGCTTCTGAAGTATGTGTGTGAAGATGCCCTGAAAGGCGGGATCGGCTGGTTGTACCCCTACTATGGGGATGATGGCAAACTTGCCTTCAAGCACTTCCCGGCCCATGAAATTCTTCCGTTTTGGGCTGACGATGATCATACCATCCTTGATTGTGCTGTCCGCCTTTACCCGCAAGAGGTTTGGAGCGGCTACACCAAGGAAATTGTGGAGCGGGTGGAAATCTTCAAATCAGATGGCCTTTACCGCTATGTGTATGATGGAACCACCCTGACCCCGGATGAACAGTTGGGGGAACATGAAAACTATTTCAGTGTTGACGATGGGGAAGAAACGGTTGAACTGAATTGGGAGCGGATTCCCCTGATCCCGTTCAAGTACAATAAGCAGGAAATCCCCCTGATTCGCCGTGTGAAAACCCTTCAGGACGGTATCAACACTATGATTTCCGACTTTGAAAACAATATGCAAGAGGACGCACGGAACACCATTCTGATCCTGAAGAACTATGATGGTGAAAACCTTGGGGAGTTCCGCCGCAACCTTGCAACCTTCGGAGCCGTGAAAGTTCGGGATGATGGCGGGGTGGAAACCCTGACCGTTGAAATTAACGCTGAAAACTTCAATTCCATTCTGAAACTGTTCAAGGATAAACTGATTGAAAACGCCCGTGGCTATAATGCCAAGGATGATCGCATGGGTAACAACCCCAATCAGATGAACATTCAATCCATGTATTCTGACATTGACCTTGACGCAAACGGGATGGAAACCGAGTTCCAAGCGGCCTTTGATGATCTTCTGTGGTTTATCAATCAGGATTTTGCCAACACTGGCCGGGGTGACTTCGAGGAAGAAGAAACTACCATTGTTTTCAACCGGGATATGCCGGTGAATGAAAGTGAAGCCATTGAAAACTGTGGGAAGTCCGTTGGTATTCTGTCCAATGAAACCATTGTGGCCCAGCACCCGTGGACAACGGATGTGGAATTGGAGTTGGAGCGGATCAGGAAGGAAAAGGAAGAAGCAATGGAACAGGCGCAGGATTACACCGGCGCTTTTGGGAATGTTCAGAAAGAAGATCCTGATGGTGATGAAGGCGGGGACGAATAATCCCCGCCTTCCCTATATGCCGGGGCAATAATGGGGCGGGGCCGGGGTTCACCTCCTTACCCGGTCAAAGGTGCAATTCCTTTCCCCGGCACTTTCTATGGCGTGTTAGTCAAGCGGTTAAGACACCGGCCCTTCAAGCCGGGAACACGGGTTCGACCCCCGTACACGCTACCACTTGCCGGGTTGGTGGAATGGCAGACACAGCGGATTCAAAATCCGCCGCCTTTGGCGTATGGGTTCAAGTCCCATACCCGGCACCATCTGGGAACGCTAAATAGTTGTTATGGGTTTTAGCACGGGCATGAGTTGCGGAGTGGTTATAGTGCCTGATCATTCAAGAAGGGAGCGTGACCCCGTGAAAAATGCTGACTATTGGCGGGGCCGGTTCGCCATTCTTGAAAATTCGGCCCACAAACAAGCGGATGAATACCTTCAGACACTTGAAGATATTTACCGGGAAACTGAACACACTGTTCAGCGGGATATTGAAAGCTGGTATCAGCGATTTGCAACCAATAACAATGTGACTTTGGCGGAAGCCCGGAAAATGCTGACCACCGGACAGCTTGAAGAATTCAAGTGGACGGCGGAACAGTATGTGAAAGCCGCACAGCAAGCCAACCTTTCCCCGGAATGGATTAAGAAGTTGGAAAACGCTTCAACCCGTTTCCATGTCAGCCGCCTTGAAGCAATCCAACTGCAAATTCAACAGCAGATTGAACTTCTGTATGGCAATCAGGTTGATGGGGTGGATGATCTTCTGAAGAAGCTGGTTTCCAATGGGTACACCCACGGGGCCTTTGAAATCCAAAAGGGCATTGGCCTTGGATGGGATTTCACCGCTTTGAACCAGAAGAAACTTGAAACCTTACTTTCAAAACCGTGGACAACGGACGGACGGACTTTTCGGGATCGCTGTTGGGTGAACAAGGCTGATTTGGTGGACACCGTAAACAAAGAACTGCTTCAAGGTATGTTGCGGGGTGATCCACCGGCCAAGACTATCACCGCCATTCAAAAGAAGTTCGGAACAGCCCGTTATAAGGCAAGGCGGCTGGTGCATACGGAAACCACCTATTTCAACGCTGTTTCCAAAATCCAGATGTATAAAGATTTGGGTGTGGATCAGATTGAAATTGTGGAAACGCTGGATTCCCGCACCTGTGCGGTATGTCAGCCCCTTGATGGAACGGTGATCCCGCTGGCCCAATATGAGCCGGGGGTGACTGTTCCGCCCTTCCACCCAAATTGCCGGGGAACCACTTGCCCCCATTATGACGATATGGACGGCGAAAGAGCCGCCCGCACCGCTGATGGAAAGGTGTACTATGTCCCGGCCAACATGAAATATACCGATTGGAAGAAGGCTTTTGTGGATGGTGTGAAGGATGGTTTGACGGTTGCCACCGTGGGCGCTATAATGAAGGCGAAAAGGGAATTGGAGCCGCTGAAGGCTGAAATGTTCCCTGAATACCTGACTGACAAGAAGGAACGGAAGAACACCCAAGCCCTGATTGATTATGTGAATGCGTGTGAAAACGCTGATCCTGATGTGGTTGCCCTTTATTCCAAAATGGGGGCTATGGAAAACATCAGGGCCAACGGTATTCCCATGAAGGTTTCCCACGGGAAAGGCTATGCGGTTAATTATCGCTATTATACCCGGAATGATCAGCTTGCGGATGTTGAATTGATTATTCCCAAGCTGGCAGGGGATGATCTTACCGGCCAAGTGGTTACGACCTTGCATGAGGAAATGCGCCTGATGGATATGTTCAACCGGTCAGACCCGGCAAAGTATTCAGGTTGGTTCAGTTCCAGCCATGCCAAGTTAAGTTCCTTTTTCCAGAAAACCAACACTGATATTGCGGATGATATTGATTCCCTTTTTGAAGCCTTCGATAAGGAATGCAAGCGTATTACGGCGGAAATCAATGCTGAATTGAGAACCGCCACTTCCACCTTGACGGATCAATACTATGCAAGAACCATTTCTTATTCCGACTACAAAAAAGCCTTCAATAAGCTAAAGCGTGAAGCAAGTGAACAAATTGATTATCAATGCCGAAACGCTATGGGCGGCGGTATCAGTTCCCTTGAAGATATTTACGATGCCCTTTCCGGTGGTTCGGCCCGTGATGCTGGCCTTGTGCGATATGGTCACGGTTCCAAATATTACCGGGATATTGGGAAACGAGCGGAAGAAACCCTTGCCAATTATGGCGCTTTGTCGGTTGTCCGTCCTGACCTGATAGAAATGCTTCGTAAGGATAAACCGGAGTTGGTAGAAGCCTTGGAAGAAGTTATTCAGGATATGTTAAAGAAAGCGGGTGGTTAATATGACACGGGAAGAAAAGCTGATGAAGGTTCATGCGCTGTTGGCTGAAGTTTCTGATGTTCTGGTTGACCGCTTCTTTGATGCGGACAGTGAAGAACTTCTTGATGAAAAAATTGAAGTTCTTACTGCTTTGAAGGATGGGAAACCGCCTGACCAAATCCCCAATTATTATTCTGTTCTTGAAAACTTCAGCCCGGATCAGCATTGGGACTGATCCACAATATTGTTGATTGAACCACCCCGGCCTTCGGGCCGGTGGTGGTTTTTTCATACCTATTCGCCGTTTCCCGGTTGTGGGCGGAAAACAGAGCCGGGGGAAATCGTGGTTCCTGACCCACGGTAAAAAAGGATTTTATGATGGAGGTATCACACTATGACGAAAGAAAAGCTGATGGAGTGGGGCTTGACCGAGGAACAGGCCAACAAGGTTATGGAAGGGCTGAATGGTTCCTTTGTAACCAAGAGCCGGTTCAATGAGGTGAACGAGGAAAACAAGACCCTGAAAGCCCAAGTTTCTGAACGGGATGGGCAGATTGAAACCCTGAAGAAATCCGCTGGTGATAACACGGAACTTCAGAACCAGATCACCGCCCTTCAGGAAGCGAACAAGCAGAAGGACAAGGATCACGCCAATGAAATCAAGGCCCTGAAGATCAGCAATGCCGTTGATGTGGCCCTGACCAATGCCAAGGCCAAAAACAACACCGCTGTAAAGGCGCTGTTGGCCGCATTCTTGGAGAAGGCGGAACTGGCCGATGATGGCACGGTGAAAGGGCTGGATGATGAAATTGGCAAGCTGACCAAGGGTGAGGACACGGCTTTTCTGTTCGACACCAGCGGCAAGGCCAAGTTTAAGGGAGCCAAAGCCGCTGAAAAGAGTGATCCCCACAATCAGCCCACCGGGGATGACCTTTCCAAAATGTCCTATGACGAACTGTGCAAGTACATGGAGGAAAACCCGGATGCGGTTTTGGAGTAACCCACACAATTTGACTACACAGAAAGGAAGTTTGAACGATGGCTAACAGCAAGTTTGATGCAAAGTCTTTCAACCCTGAAGCGTTTAAGTACATGGTTGGCCGTGTGCCTAACCTGACCCTGAACGCCCTGAAGAAGTCCCGTGCGCTGGCCGGGAACCCTGATATTCGGGCGGTGTTCACCAGTCAGAATGGCACCGGCTATGCCCGTCTTGCCATGCGTGGCCTTCTGGATGGGGATGCGGTGAACTATGACGGTGAAACCGACATTACCGCCACTTCCACCAAGACCTTTGAACAGGGCATGGTGGTTGTTGGCCGTGCCAAGGCATGGACTGAAAAGGACTTCAGCTATGACATTACGGGCGGCGTGGACTTCATGGGCAATGTGTCCGCACAGGTTGCGGAGTACAAGGATACCTTGGATCAGAAAACCCTTCTTTCCATCCTGAAGGGTGTTTTTGCCATGCCCACCACCGATGCCAAGAACAAGGAGTTTGTGGAGAAGCACAGCACCACGATTTATGCCCCTATGAGCGCCACCACCCTGAACAGCGCCGTGAACAAGGCTTGTGGAGCCAATAAGCAGAAGTTTTCTTTGGTGTTCATGCACAGTGATGTTGCCACCAACCTTGAAAACATGAAGCTGTTGGAGTTCATGAAACAGACGGACGGGGACGGCATTCAGAAGGATTTGACCCTTGCCACTTGGAATGGCCGCACTGTGGTTGTGGACGATGATCTTCCCGCCGTGACCGGCTATGCCGATGCTGAAGCGGACACCCCCGGCGCTTTGGTGATCAAGGCTTCCGGTGCTTCCGGTGCTTCTGAAATTGATCTTGCCAAGGCAACCCCCTACTTTGGCACCCGTACCCTTGCCGCTGATATGTATGTGGTTCCCGCTACGCAGTACACCACCTTCATCATGGGCAACGGTGCTATCTCCTATGAAGATATTGGGGCCAAGGTTCCTTATGAAATGGCCCGTGACCCCAAGACCAACGGCGGTGTTGATACCCTGTATATGCGTCAGCGCAAGGTGTTCAGCCCCTATGGTATCAGCTATGAGAAGAAAAGTCAGACCAAGCTGTCCCCCACGGACACGGACTTGGAGAATGGGCAGAACTGGACGCTGGTTCACAGCGGGGAAAGCACTGCTTCCCAGCGCACCTATATCAACCACAAGGCCATTCCCATTGCCCGGATTCAGTCTTTGGGCTGATGGAATGGCGGTGATTCCCGTTGCGTGAACAGGTTATTGCAATGCTTACGGCCCTTGGCGTAACGGGGGCCGCTGAAGATCCCCTGTTGGATATTGTGATCAGCAATGTTCAATACAGGGTTCAAAACAAAACCAACCGAAAGGATATGCCTGAAGGGTTGGTGAGTGTGGCCGTCTATATGGCGGTTGGCGAATACCTGAACATGAAGAAGGTTTCCGGGCAGTTGGAAGGGTTTGACCTTGAAGCGGCAATCAAGCAAATTCAGGAAGGCGATACCAACACGGTTTTTGCCATTGGGGATGGGAATTTGACCCCTGAACAGCGGTTGAACAGTCTGATTGACTACCTGGCCAATGGGCGGAGCCGTGAACTTTACCGATTCAGGAAGTTTGTATGGTAAACGCCCACAGAAAAGCCCTTGAACGGTTGTGGAAGGATCGGTGTTCTATTTTCGTAAAAGAGAAAGTCACCGATCCAACCACACACCTGACTGACTTTGAAGAAAAGCCGCTTCTTCAGGATCAGCCCTGTAAATTGTCCTTTGAAACCTTAACTTCAAGTTCCGGTGATCCCGTGGCCGCTGTTGCCCAAACTGTGAAGCTGTTCTTGTCCCCTGATGTGGAAATCCCCGCTGGCTGTAAAATCGTTGTGACACGGTTCAACAATCTTGAACGGAAGTTCACCTATTCTAAAAGCGGTGAAGCCGGGGTTTTCACCAACCATCAAGAAATCCAGTTGGAGCCGTGGAAGGGGTATGCCTAATGGCTAAATGGGGCAAATGCGATTTCAAGCAACTGGAACGGCTGAATAAGAACATGGAAAAGCTGATGGGGGCGGATTTGGACAGGTTTTGCCGCCAAGCCGCCCAAGAGTTGGCGGGGCGCTTGCTGAATAAGGTTGTGAAGCGGACACCTGTTGTATATGGCACCTTGCGGGATGCGTGGGCGGTAATGCCTGTGGGCCACAGGGGAACCCATTACACAGTTGTTGTGCTGAATAACCTTCAGTATGCGTCCTATGTTGAATACGGCCACCGGCAACAGCCGGGGCGGTTCATCCCCGGTTATTGGGAAAGTGACCGCTTTGTTTATGATCCCGATGCGGAAGGCGGGATGGTGCTGAAGAAAAATTGGGTAAAGGGGCGCTATATGCTGACCATTTCCACACAAGAACTGGAACAGCAAGCGCCTAAAATTCTGGAAAAGAAGTTGTATTTGTTCCTGAAGGGGTGTTTCGATGCTTAATGAGATTATCAAAGGAATTTCAATGGCACTGAACGCCGCCTTTGGGGATGGGTATGAAATCTATCAGAATGATGTGGAACAGGGTTTGAAAGAACCCTGTTTTTTGATTGCCGTTTTACAACCGGAAATCACGCCCATGCTTGGGCGGCGCTTTATCAAGAGGAACCCATTTGACATTCAGTATTTTCCGACCAACCCCCGCAATAATGCGGAGATGTTCACCGTTGCGGAAACGATGATGGAAGCCTTGGACTTCATCACGCTTCCCAGCGGTGATCTTCTTCATGGAACCAGCGTGAATTATGAGATTGTGGACAATGTACTTCATTTCTTTGTGAACTATAACTTGCCCATGATCCGCCCCGCTGAAGAAACCTATATGGAAACCTTGGAAACCGAGGTTGGAACCATTGGAGGGGATTAAAAATGCCTACGACCAAAACCAGAAAGCCCAAGACAGCGGAAGCGGCCCCGCCTGTTTCCAATGTCCCGGTTTTCACCAAAAGAAATATCCTGACCTTCCAGCGATACGCCAAGCGGCGTGATCTTCTGTCCGTTTTGCTGGAAGATGGAAAGGAATACACGATGGAGCAGGTGGACAGCTTGCTTCAAAACTTTTTCAAGAAAGGCAAGGTGAATTGATATGGCCCTTGGCGGCGGCACTTTTTTGACGCAGAACAAGATTCTGCCCGGTGCATATATCAACTTCATTTCGGTTGCGAATGCAAGCGCCACCCTCTCTGATCGTGGTATTGCGACCATCCCCCTTGAAATGAATTGGGGGCCTGAAGGTGAGGTTATCACCGTTGAACTTGGGGAGTTCCAGAAGAATTCCCAAAAGATTTTCGGCTATGCGTACACGGCGGACGAACTGAAGCCCATGCGTGAGATTTTCAAACACGCCCAAACGGTTCACTTCTTCCGCCTGAATTCCAGCGGCGCAAAGGCCGCTTGCACTTATGCAACGGCCAAATACCCCGGCACCCGTGGGAATGACCTTCGTATTGTCATTGAGGAAAATGAAAACAGTCAGCCGGAAAGCAAACTGTATGATGTTTCCACTTTCCTTGGCACTGTCCAAGTGGATCAGCAGAAGGCCATTTCTAAAATGACTGACCTGAAGCCCAATGATTATGTGGACTTCAAAACAGAAGGAAGCCTTGCTGTGACTGCTTCCACCCCCCTTACCAGCGGCACCAATGGGAGTGTGGAGGATGCGGCTTATCAAACCTATCTGGATAAGATGGAAGCCTATACCTTCAACGCTATGGGTTGCCCCACCAACAAATCCACCATTGCTGAACTGTTTTCTGCCTTCTGTAAGCGGATGCGGGATGATGTGGGCAAGAAGTTTCAGGTGGTATGCTTCCGCAAGCTGGCCGACTATGAAGGCACCGTGAGTGTGAAGAACACCATTGTTGGTGAAACCGATGATCCCGCCCTGATCCCGTGGGCAACCGGCGTGATTGCGGGAACCGCCGTGAATAAGTCCGCAACCAATATGGACTATGACGGGGAATATCAGATTGATACTGATTATACCCAAAGCGAATTGGAAGCCGGTATTCTGGAAGGTTCGTTCATGTTCCATCTGGTGGATGAAAAGGTTGTGGTTTTGGAGGATATTAACACCTTCATTTCCGTGACGGATGAAAAGTCCGGGGACTTTTCCAGCAATCAGACAATCCGGGTTCTGGATCAGATTGCCAATGATATTGCTGTTCTGTTCGGCAAGAAGTACCTTGGCAAAGTTCCCAATGACGCTTCCGGGCGGATCAGCCTGTGGAACGATATTGTGAAGCACCATCAGGAGCTTCAGAATATCCGGGCTATTGAGAACTTCTCCAGCGATAATGTGACGGTTGCCCAAGGCGATACCAAGAAGGCCGTTGTGGTGACGGACTATGTTACCCCGGTCAACGCTATGGCCCAGCTTTATATGACTGTCTATGTCCAGTAAGAAAGGGGTGTAAGAGTATATGGCAACTGTAATGCAAGCCAAGGACGCAGTTTCCGCTTCTTTGGCCGAATGCTTTGTAACCATTGGGGATAACCGTTACAATTTCATGCAGGCTATCAACCTTGAAGCCAACTTTGAGAAGAATAAGACGGAAATCCCCATTTTGGGCAAGACCGGCAAGGGTAACAAATCCACCGGTTGGAGTGGTACGGGTTCCGCAACCTTCCACTATAACACCAGCATTTTCCGCCAAATGATGAAGCAGTACAAGGACACCGGCGAGGATGTCTATTTTGACATTCAAGTGACCAATGAAGATCCCACTTCTTCTGTGGGCCGTCAAACCGTGATCCTGAAGGATTGCAACATTGATGGCGGCATTCTTACCAAGTTTGACGCTGATGCGGAATACTTGGATGAAGATATGGACTTCACTTTTGAGGATTTCGAGATGCCGGAAGCCTTTACCCTGCTTGCGGGAATGGAGTAACATTGCCAAAACCCGCCCCATTTTGATAATGTGGGCGGGTTTTTCTTTTTTCAATTTCAAAATAGGAGGATTTTAACAATGAGTTTGTCTGCTTTTCTGGCTGAAAATGCCCTGTCCGTTGAGAATGTGAAGTTTGTTGCTTCCAAGCGGTTTTTGTCTGATGAATTGGACGATAAGGGCAAGCGGAAGCCTATGGAATGGGAGATCAAGGCCATTACCGGCACCGAGGATGAAGCCCTTCGGAAGTCCTGTGCCAAGCGGTTTCCCGTTCCCGGCAAGAAAAACCAGTATCAGAAGGAAACCGACTATGATCTGTACCTTGGCAAGCTGGCTGTGGCCTGTACGGTGTTCCCCAACCTGAATGACAAGGAACTTCAGGACAGCTATAAGGTGATGGGCGCTGAAGCCCTTCTGAAAACCATGCTGACCCCCGGCGAGTATGCCGATTACCTGACCAAAGTTCAGGAGGTTTGCGGGTTTGAAACCACCCTTCAGGATGAGGTGGACGAGGCAAAAAACTAATTGAAGAAGGTGATGGTGAAGCAAATATCGCTTACTATTGCCTTCACGAACTGCATTTGACACCATCTGCTTTTCTGGACTTGCCCCGGAAAGAACGGGCCTTCATTATTGCGGCCATTGATATTCGGGTGGAGCGGGAAAAGAAGAAACAGAAAGAAATTGAACGGAAACAGCGCCGGGGCCGCAGAAAGTAACTGTTGGCCCCGGCCCTCTGCTATGGAAAGAAGGTGAACCCCTATTGGCAACCATTAGAACGGCAATCGCCCTATATGACGGTGTTACTGCCCCGCTGAAGTCCATGCACAAGGCTATGAACATTGTGCTGAACAGCTTTGAAGCCATGCAACGGGCTTCTGGTAATTCTGTGGACACTTCAGCCATTCGGGAAGCCCGTGAAGAACTGGCAAGAGCCGGGGCCGCCTTCGATTCCATTGAAGAAAATATTCGGAATGCTGGCAACCAGCAAGACCGCTTCAACAGGCGGATCAGGGACGGCAGCACCGCCGCTGATGGCCTTTGGAGCAAGCTAAAAGGCATTGCGGCCACCGTGGGTGGGTTGGCGGCTGTAAAGAAAATTCCTGGGGTTTCTGACCAGCTTACCAGCACAAATGCCCGGTTGAATAACGCCATGATCAACTTTGATGATGGCGGTTCCCTTACTGACCTTGAAAAAAAGGTAATGGCTTCGGCGCAACGATCCAGAACTTCCTATATGGATGCCGCTTCTTCCATTGCAAAATTGGGCCTAAATGCCCGTGATGCGTTTGGAAGTATGGATGAAGTGATTGCCTTCCAAGAACTGATTAACAAACAGTTTATTATTGGCGGTGCGAGTGTTCAGGAACAGCAAGCCGCCATGATCCAGCTTACCCAAGCAATGGCTTCCGGTGTGCTTCGTGGTGAAGAACTAAACAGCGTATTTGAACAGGCCCCCGGAATTATTCAGAGTATAGCAGATTACTTGGATGTTTCCATTGGTGAAATCCGGGCTATGGCCGCAGAAGGTCAACTGACCGCCGATGTAGTGAAAAATGCCATGTTTGCGGCGGCGGATGATATTGAAACCAAGTTTTCAAATATGCCCAAAACTTGGGGGCAAATTTGGATCGGGATGAAGAACAAGGCCCTGTCTATCTTCAATCCTATTCTGAACAAGGTAAATCAAGTTGCTAATAGCGAAAAGTTCACCCAAGTAACGAATGGAGTTATCAACGGCCTTGCCGGGATCGCTTCTGTTGCAACGGTGGTGCTTGACCTTCTGATTGGCGGTGCCGCTTTGGTGGTGGATAATTGGTCATGGCTTGCCCCTATTGTTGGCGGTGTTGCAACGGCTTTTCTTGTTTTGAATGGAGCCATGCTTGCCTATAAAACAGTGACCGGCATTGTGAATGCGCTGGAAACCGTAAAGGCCGCAAGACTGGCTATGACTACCGTTGCAACCGGAGCACAGACCACCGCCACCTTTGCCCAAACAGAGGCCCAATACGGCCTGAATGCGGCTTTGATGGCTTGCCCCCTTACATGGATTATCATTCTGATTATCGCCCTTGTAGCCCTGTTCTATGCGGCTGTGGCGGCGGTCAATCATTTTGCAGGTACAAGCGTTTCCGCAACCGGCCTGATTTGTGGCGCATTTATGACGGCGCTGGCCTTCATCGGGAATATCTTTGTGGCCCTGTGGAACTTGGTTGTAGATGTGTTCGTGATGATCTACAACCTTGTGGCTACGGTTGCAAACTTCATCGGAAATGTATTCAATGATCCGGTTGGGGCTGTGGCCCGTCTATTTTTCGACTTGGCGGACACGGTTCTTTCCGTCCTTCAGGCTTTGGCTTCGGCCATTGATACTATCTTCGGTTCTAACCTTGCCGGTTCCGTCCAAGGCTGGCGTGACAGCTTGGGCGGTTGGGTGGATTCCACCTTTGGCAAGGGTGAAGAAATCATGGAAAAGCTGAATGCGGAAGATCTTCATTTGGGCCGCTTCGAGTATGGAGCCGCCTTTGATATGGGGTATGAATTCGGCCAAGGCGTGGAAGATACCGTGGGCGGCTTGTTCGACTTTTCCGCAATGGACAGCTTGGGGGCCGCTGATGGGCTGGATGCCTTCAACCTTGGGAACACCCTTGATGGTATCTATGGCAACACCGGGGACACAGCGGGGAACACCGCCGCCATGAGTGATGCCCTTGACATTGCGGAAGAAGATTTGGCCTATATGCGGGATATTGCCGAGCGGGAAGCAATCAACCGGTTCACCACCGCTGAAATCAAGGTTGAACAGCACAATGAAAACCACATTTCCAAAGATACCGACCTTGACGGGATTATGGATGCGTGGGCCAATGATTTTGCTGAAAAGCTGGATGTGTCTGAAGAAGGGGTGCATGAGTAATGGCATACAAAATGTACTTGGATGGTGTGCTTATGCCCATCACCCCTTCCAAGGTAACGGTGAAGATCAATAACCAGAACAAAACCATGACGCTGATCAATGGGGAAGAGATCAACATTCTGAAAGCCGCCGCTTTGTCTGATGTTTCTTTTGAACTGTTGCTTCCCCAAGTTTCCTACCCCTTTACCAATGGGGGCGCACAATCGGCAAGCTATTACATTTCCCTGTTTGAACGGTTGAAAAACAGCAAAGAACCGTTTCAATGGATTTTGAACCGGCAACGCCCAGCGGGTGGGATGTTCTTCTATACCAACCTAACGGTTGGAATGGAAAATTATGAACTGGTTGATGATGCCGGAGCCGGATTTGATGTGAAGGTGAAAGTGAGCCTGAAACAATATAGGGCTTACGGCACAAAAACCGTCAAATTGAAACCGGCCCCCACACCGGCTGAAAAGCCGAAAGCAACAGTACAACCGGCCCCCCGTCCGGCACCTTCCGCCCCGAAAAAAAGCACCTACACTGTAAAAAGTGGGGATTGCCTTTGGAATATCGCCAAGAAATATCTTGGGGACGGTTCCAGATACAACGAAATTTATAATCTGAACAAGGATAAGATCAAAAATCCCAATCTGATCTATCCCAATCAGGTTCTTACCTTGCCTTCCTGAAAGGGGTGATCTGAATGGCAGTTGAACTTTTCATTCAACACAATAGCACAATTCAATATCCGGTTGTTGAAGAAGGGGCAAAACTGACCTTGGAGAGAAAAGGCACCCCCGGAAAGCTGGAATTTACGGTGGTCAAAGCCCCCGGATTGAACTTCCAAGAAGGTGATCCGGTGAAGCTGACGGTGGACGGAACCCCCATGTTCTATGGCTTTGTTTTCAAGAAAAAGCGGGACAAGGGCGGAACCATTGATGTTGTGGCCTATGATCAGTTGCGGTATCTGAAGAATAAAGACACCCTGACAGAAGAAGGGCTGAAGGCTTCCGATTTGCTGAAGCGGCTGGCTGGTGACTTCCGCCTAAACCTTGGGACGGTGGAAGATACCGGATACACCATTGAAACCATTGTGGAGGAAAACCAAACGCTGTTTGATATGATCCAGAATGCCCTTGATGAAACCCTGATGAACACCAAACAGCTTTTTGTTCTCTATGATGATGTGGGCAAGCTGTCCCTGAAGAACATCAATTCCATGAAGCTGAACCTTCTGATTGATGAAGAAACCGGGGAAAACTTCAGCTATGAATCCAGCATTGATGAACAGACCTATAACAAAATCAAGTTGGCCTTCAACAATGAAAAAACCGGTAAGCGGGAACTGTTTATAGCCCAAGACGGGGAGAAAATGAACCAATGGGGTGTTCTTCAATATTTTGAAGAAGTTCAGACCAAAACCGGTGCTTCCGCCAAGGCCAACGCCCTGTTGAAGCTGTATGACCAAAAAACCCGCCACCTGACCATTCAAAATGCTTTAGGAGATGTTCGGGTAAGGGCCGGAAATGCGGTTGTGGTTGCCCTGAACCTTGGGGATATTATCACCAACAACTTTATGGTTGTGAACCGTGTAACCCACACTTTCCGGGATAATGAACACCGGATGGAACTTGACCTGATCGGGGGTGAATTTATTGCCTAACGCTGTGGAGGTAGTAAAAAAGGCGGCTGTGGAAGCCGTGGAAGCTGGAAAACCTGTGAACCTGTTGTTTGGTGAAGTTATTTCAGCTTCCCCCTTGAAAATTCAGGTTGACCAAAAGGCCATTTACACTGAAAAAATGTTGGTGCTTACCCGGAATGTTACGGATTTTGAAGTTGATATGACGGTAAGCCACCGGACAGTTGTTATCAGTCACGGCCACCCGGTAGTTGACACCTATACCGGCGGTGGTTCGGCCACCCCTGTTGACCACAACCACCCCATCAAGGGCCGAAAGAAATTCAAGGTTCACAATGCCCTTGTAGTTGGGGATTGGGTCGTTCTGGCCCGGATGCAGAAGGGGAAAAAATTTGTGGTGCTGGATCGTATCAAAGCGAACCCGGCCCTGAAGGGGGAATGGCTATGATCCCACAGACCGGGGATGATTTGCGGCAGGATTTTGAATTTGAAACCCTTCCCAGCAGAACCTTCCGCCTGAACCATAACACTTTGACCATCATCGGAACCATTGATGAAATTGAAGCGGTGGAACAGGCAGTATATCTGATTTTGAATACAGAACGGTATCAATGGTTGATCCATTCTTGGGATTATGGGGTTGAACTTCATAACCTGATCGGAAAAGATGTGGAATATTGTATTCCAGAAATTGAACGGCGAATCCGGGAAGCCTTGCTTCAGGATGATAGGATCACCGCCGTTGAAAACTTTGAATTCACAGTGAACAAAAAACAAGTGCTGACTACCTTCACGGTGGTCAGCATTTTTGGTGAAATCAACACAGAAATGGGGGTTGAAATCTGATGTATGAAGCGCAAACCTATGAATCTATCTTGGCACGGATGCTTCAGAAGGCCCTTTCCATTAACAGCAACCTTGATACCCGTGAAGGTTCGTTGGTGTGGTATGGGGATGCCCCCGCCGCTGTGGAATTGCAGAACCTTTATATTGCCCTTGATACCGTGCTGAATGAAACCTTTGCCGATACCGCCACCCGCCCTTATTTGATTTTGAGAGCGGCGGAACGGGGCCTTTCCCCGCAACCGGCAAGCCCCGCCATTTTGCAAATGGCAATTACACCCACTACTTTGTTCTTGCCGCTGAACACCCGCTTTTCCATTGGGGAATTGAACTATTATGTTTCGGCGGATCGGGGAAGCGGCAACTATGAATTGACCTGTGAAACGGCTGGTGAAGCTGGCAATAACTACACCGGAACGGTGATCCCCATTGAATATGTGGATGGCCTTGAAACCTGTAAAATCACTTCGGTGTTGGTTCCCGGTGAAGATGAAGAAGATACCGAACTTTTCAGACAAAGATACCTTAACAGCTTGAATGCCCAAGCCTTCGGCGGAAACCAGATTGACTATATTGAAAAGGTCAATGCCATTCCCGGCGTTGGTGGGGTGAAGGTTTACCGGGCTTGGAATGGGGATTTGAAACCGGCCAACATGATCCCGCCCAAGGAAGCTGAAGCGTGGATTGAGGGCCTTTCCGGGGTTCCCGAACCGGTGAAACTTTGGCTTGATACCGTTTATGCCGCCGCCAAGAACAATATGTTCACTGTGGGCGGAACTGTGAAGCTGGTGGTGATCAACAGCACCTTCACGGTTCCTTCCCCCACACTGGTAGAACAGGTTCAAACCGCCGTTGACCCCCTTCAGAATGCCGGGGAAGGCGTTGGAATTGCCCCCATCGGCCATGTGGTCAGGGTGGAAGGTGTTCAGGAAGAAACCGTTGATTTGGGCTTTGCCCTGTATTATCAACGGGGATGGTCTTGGGAAGATGTTTCCGGGTATGTCACGGAAGCAATTAACGGGTACTTCTTGGAACTGGCCCAAAGTTGGGCGGATCAGGATGAAGCCCTTGTGGTTCGTATCAGCCAAATTGAAAGCCGCCTGTTGGGTATCACCGGTATTTTGGATATTGCCAACACCACGATCAATGAAAAAGCCGCCAATCATACATTGGCCCTTGACCATATCCCGGTGTTGGGTTCCCTTGCACCAACCACTATTGAAATTAAGGCATAAGGGGTGGTGACTGATGGAACGAAAACTGATTGATTACCTACCCTATGCGATGCGAGATTTCAAGGAATATGAAGGGATCATGGAGAGTGAACAGCCTGAATTTGATCAGGCGTGGAACAATGCTGATGATCTTTTGAACAATCAGTTCATTTCCACCGCTGGAAATGTGGGCCTTTCCCGATGGGAAAAGATTTTGGAGATCACGCCCAAGGGGACTGACAGCCTTGAAGATCGCCGGTTCCGTATTTTGACCAGAATCAATGAAGAACTTCCTTACACCCTTCCGCAACTTCGGAATATCCTTGAAACCCTTTGTGGGCCGGGGAACTATTCAGCGGATGTGGCAGAAGGAACCTATCACCTGATTGTGAAAATTGGGTTGGCGGCAAAAAACAATTTCACCGATGTTGAATCCTTGCTGAACAGAGTGGTTCCACAAAACCTGATTGTAACCCTTCTTCAGCTCTATAACACCCACGCTGAACTTGGACGCTTTACCCACTCCCAGCTTGCCGCCCATACCCATGACCAATTAAGAAACGAGGTGCTTAACTGATGCCCAATCAAACCACAAACTATGGGCTGACCAAACCCCTTGCTTCTGAATTTTATGATGTTGAAGTTCAGAATGGCAACATGGACAAGATTGATGCCCAAATGAAAACCAATGCCGATGGTATCAAAGACCTTCAGGATGGGCAGAAAAACAAGGCTGATTTGGTGGGTGGGAAGGTTCCCGCTGAACAGCTTCCCACTATGGACTATGAAGCAAAGGGCACCGCTGAACAGGTTGTAACCACCCACGATGGAAACAAGAAAGCCCACCCCTATTTGTTGGGGCAGATTGAAACCTGTGTGACAGCGGCGCAGAATGCCCAAGATGCCGCAGATGCGGCCTTGGAAGCTGTGTCCAAGATCGCTTTCACCATCAATGCGGTTCCCACTCAAAACGGTGTTCTGACCTATAACGGACAGGCCCAAAGCCCTTCTTGGAACAGCTATGATCCTAACGCCATGACCCTTGGGGGAGTGACTACCGGCACCGATGCCGGGACTTATACGGCCACCTTCACCCCCAAGGAAAAATATCAATGGAGTGATGGCACCAAGACCGCAAAACAGGTTACATGGAAGATTGACCGGGCTTCTATGGCGGCACCTACCCAAAGCGGAAGCCTTACCTTCAATGGTTCCCCGCAAAGCCCTTCTTGGTCGGGGTATGACACCGGGAAAATGACCCTTGGAGGAACTACCACAGGCACCAATGCGGGAAGCTATAACGCCACCTTTACCCCCAGTGCAAACTACAAATGGAGTGATGGAAGCACCGGTACAAAAACTGTGGTTTGGAGAATTGGGAAGGCCGCTGGAAGTTTGTCTTTGAATAAAACTTCCATGAAGCTGACCGCCGCCAAGAAAACAGACACCATCACAGTTACCAGAGCCGGTGACGGTGTTATTACGGCCACTTCTAATGCGTCTGGCGTGGCTTCTGTGAGCGTTTCGGGCAACACGGTAACAGTTACCGCCAAGGCCAAGGGAAAGGCTACAATCACGGTTTCTGTGGCCGCTGGCACCAATCACAACGCCCCGGCAAATAAAACCTGTTCGGTTGAAGTGACCATGCCCACCAAAAACCTTTCTGATAATGATTGGGCCACCATTCGGGAAGTGAGTAGCGCCGGTTTGGGTGCCAACTATTGGGCTGTGGGTGATATGAAAGAAATCACCATCAATGGTAAAGTTGGCAACCACACCTTTAGCAATTTGAAGATCAATGTTTTCATCATCGGGTTCAATCACAATGCCGCCAAGGAAGGCAACAATCTGATTCACTTCCAGATTGGAAAGATGGGAACAACCCCTGTGGCGCTGTGTGATGCAAAGTATGGTAATAGTATAAGCGGGGCTGGCTATTTCCACATGAATGATTCCAACACCAATGCTGGTGGCTGGAATGGCTGTTCCAAACGGAAAACCTTGTATGGAAACACTGGCACCCCCACCAGCCCAATCAGCAATAGCTTGATGGCGGCGCTTCCGGCTGACCTTCGGGCCGTGATGCAACCTGTAACCAAATATACTGATAACACGGGCAATTCTTCCAATAGTGCGGGCAATGTTACCGCCACAAGGGATTACCTGTTTGATCTGGCCGAATTTGAAGTGTTTGGAGTAAGAAACTACGCCAACCAATATGAGCAGAACAGCCAACAGCAGTATGCTTATTATAAGGCCGGTAACAGTAAGGTTGCCAATAATCATACCGCCGTGAATACGGCGGTTTGGTGGGGCCTTCGTTCCCCTTATTACAATCACAACAACTATTTCGTTATTGTCTGGACGGATGGCATCACCACCGATACCATTGCCAATTATTCTGGTGGGTTGCGGCCCGGCTTTGCCGCCTAATCCCCCGCAGGATGATCCCGGCCTTATCCCGCCCCCGGAAGGGGGCGGTTCCGGGAGGGACCCCCAAAGAAAAATAAGAATGGCGGCGTAAGCCGCCCGACGATTTTTTGAAAATGGGGGTTTTCCGGTAAAGTGCTATCATTTGACTGTCTTTTGAGTGCATACACCGGACAAAATCAGCCATACAATATCCATAAGCCTGTTTGAAGGGGGTATTGTATGGCAACAAACAAGCGTGTTTTCACCTTGCGCCTATCCGATGAAGTCTTTGACAAGATCGGGGCGCTTGCAACCCGTGAACACCGATCTATCACCAATTACATTGAATTTGTCCTTCTGAAGCACTTGGAAGAAGTGGAAAAGGCGGAAGGAACGATCAATGTCGATAATTCACCCAAAGGGGTATAACTGAAAATGTCTGTCCTGAAGCAAAAGAGAACCACAAGCAAGGCCGAGTTCATCAACACGGCCAATCAGATTTATGTTGAAACCCTGAACTTCCTGACCCGTCTTTCAGCCCGGTATTCACGGTTGATTGCGGAGCCGGTGGCAAAGCTGGCCGGTGAGATCATCGACCATGCGGAGAAGGCCAACAGTATCTTTCCTTCGGACAACCAGCGCATTGAAATGAGGAAGGCCCATCTTCTTGAAGCACGGGCTTCCCTGATGGCGCTGGATGTTCGCTTGACCCATGTTTACCTGATTCTGAACCAGAACCCGGAAGGGGCCTTTACCACTTCCAAGGGGAATCCGGTGAAGTCACAGGATGCAATGGAAAAGCTGGATAAGATGGCCCAAAACTTGGGTGAACTGATCGACAAAGAAAACGAACTTCTGAAAGGAGCAATCAAAAATGTAACAGCAAAACAGAAATGATTTCCTATTAGGTGCGTGACTGTTAATGTGTCCTCTGGCGGTTTGGTGGGGCCTTCGTTCCCCTAATTACAATAACAACAACAATTTCGTTATTGTCTGGACGGATGGCAACAACAACAATAACAATGCCAATAATTCTGGTGGGTTGCGGCCCGGATTTTGCAGATATACACGGTCAAATGTAGTAACAGAAGGCAAACGGCTTTTCAGGTGAAAGACGACCGATGTAAAAGGAGTTGCGCTTCCTTGGGTGTAAATCCCTAAAACTGCCCTTTGATGCCCTTACACGGACGCTTCTTGCATGGTGGGTGATTGTGCCTTATCCCATTTCATGTGTGAGGGCAAAGCAATTTAGACGGCACCCTACAAGATATTTGTACGAGGGGCGAATACTTTTATTATGACAAGCCAAGAACGGCATGAAGCGAGGTTCCAGCGCCGCAAAGCAAAGCGGTTGGAACGGAAACAGGCCCGGTGTGATAGCCTTGGGTCAACGAATAAAATATTTTCCTATCGGAAGATGTTCTTCTACGGGAAAAAGTGCTGTAACGGGGTGCGGTGGAAGCAAAGTGTTCAAAACTTTGAAGGCCACCTGTTTTCTGGTACGGCAACACGGCGGCGAATGGTGTTGGAACAGACTTGGAAACCAAAATCCTGTTCCCATTTCACCCTTCGGGAACGGGGAAAAATCCGCCCGATAGATGCCCCGCACATTACGGATCGACAAATCCACAAAACCCTGTGTAATGAAGTCCTGATCCCGTTGTATTC